GGTATCTACTGCCAAGAGTAATGAACTATCGGTAGCGAGTTCTGCCCAGCGTGAAATTAGAACTATCAATAGTAGATTATCAAGTGATTTGAATTCGATTGATGAAAAGTATGCTGATCAGATTAAGGCATATGAGGATCGTATTGCTGATTTGAGATCTCAGGCTACAGTGAAAACTGAAGATATTGATGCTAGAGTCGAAGAATTAGAAGCACAGATTGAAGCAGAGCAAATAGTTATTGATGATGCTAGAGAAGAAAAGTTTGTCAATGAAAAAGCATATCGTCAACTAGAAGCAGAAGTAGGTCCCGTAAAATACATAGCAGAGTTTGTGTATGGTGAATCGGCTGATCAAAATATGTTAGAAAGAGCCGTACAATGGGTAATCATTTTGATTATCTTTGTATTTGATCCGTTAGCGATAACATTAGTATTAGCATCTCAAAGCGGATATAGATGGATAAAGGAGGATTCAAATGAAAAAGTTGAGTCACAAACTAGCAATCCCAGTAACAATGTTGGCAACAGTAATCCTAGTGCCAACGATGACAGTATTGATGACAATAGCAATAATATTGATAGCAATATCAATGGAAACACAGAACGCATTGTTGAAGTTGAAAAAATTGTCGAAGTGCCAGTTGAGCGAATCGTAGAAAAAATAGTAGAAGTTGAAAAACCAGAAGAGGATATCGATCTAACACCATCACCAGCAATACAAGAGTTGGAAAGGCGTTTAGCGGAGAAATTAGATGGCAACAGCAAAACAGATTAAAGAAGCCTATGACGACCTACAATTAAGATATGCCAAGACATTAGAAGCATTGATGGATGCTTATGATGAGTTAGAGAAAAAACCAAAAGAAGTTATTGTAGAAAAAATTGTAGAAGTAGAAAAGATTGTAGAAGTACCTGTCGAAAAGATTGTCGAGAAGATAGTCGAAGTAGAAAAGATTGTAGAAGTACCTGTCGAGAAGATTGTGGAAAAAGTTGTACCTCACAAGACTATTAAAACAGATAACGTAACATATGAGCTAACCCCAGGTGGATATGTCAAGGATAATGGCAAATCAGTTCAGAAAGATGCATTTCTGGCATTACATCCTGATGTGGGTGGAGCGGTAAAGAGAGATGTAAGTGAAAAAGGATTTGGCGAAACATTTCCTAAACTTGCCACCAAGGGTGAGATTTTTGTAAGGGTTGATGCCATACCAAACAGAACATATCAGTTTGATGGTAATAGATGGATAGAGATCAATAAAGTTCAGACAACACCCAAGTTTGATGACGCTTACATTAAATATTTGATTCAACAAATAGACAAAGGCGAATATGATACAAGTTTATTGTCGGATGATGAAAGAGCATTAATCAAGCGTTATCTACGAAAATAAGTTTAATATTTAACACAAAACAAGAAGATAAGTACTACTATGAAAGAGATGTATCAAGAAACGTGTTCTTTTTGCAATAGCCATAAAGATCAAGTAGGCAAATTAATTGTTAGTGAAGGAGTTTCGATCTGTAGTGATTGTGTAGAACTCTGTTATGATTTGATCCTCACTGAATATTTGCCTAGTGAAACACAGGGACCAAAATTTGACGAATCTAAATTCAATCCTAAAAACATCAACAATTATTTAGATGGTCGAGTAATTGGTCAATCAAACGCCAAGAAGATTCTGGCTGTCGCTATTGCCAATCATTACAAAAGAATTCATCATCCACCAGAAAATCTTGATATTCAAAAAGGAAATGTATTGTTAGTTGGTCCTACTGGATCAGGTAAAACAATGTTAGCCAAAACTGTTGCTCGTTATCTAGATGTACCATTTGTAGTTGCTGATGCCACAAGTCTAACAGAAGCGGGATATGTAGGTGATGATGTTGAATCAATGATATCTACATTATTGGCGAAAGCAGATAATGATGTTGAGTTAGCACAGCGAGGCATCGTGTTTATCGATGAGATTGATAAGATTGCTCGTAAGAGTGAAAGTTCATCTATCACAAGAGATGTATCTGGTGAAGGTGTACAACAAGCATTATTGAAGATAGTTGAAGGCACAGTATGTCGTGTACCAACAGCAGGAAAGCGAAAAAATCCACAAGGTGATATGGTAGAAGTAGACACTAAAAACATATTGTTTATTGCTGGTGGCGCTTTTGTAGGATTAGAAAATATTTTGAGAACTAGAACACAAGGAACAACTATTGGTTTTGGTTCATCAGTAGTAGGAAAAAATGCACCCGTCGATATTGAAAAAGTAGCACCGGAAGATTTGACAAAGTTTGGAATGATTCCAGAGTTTATTGGTAGATTTACATCGACAGTGACATTACAGGAGTTATCATTAGATGAGATGGTTAGAATTCTCACTGAAATTAAAGATAACTTCATAGAACAATATACACATTTATTCTCTATTGACTCTATCAAATTAGAATTTGAAGAGGAAGCTATCAAACAAATGGCACAAAATTGTATTGATATGAAAACTGGGGCGAGAGGATTACATAGCGAAATTGAGAGAGTACTGATGCCACACATGTACTACTCAGGTGATTACCGTGAAAAAGAAATAACGACTTTGATTATCACTAAAGAATTAGTAGATAATCCCAAAGAAATAATTTAACCCAAAACACTTGACTTTTTCTAAAAATCTAGTATAATAGGCAATATTAACAAAGGAGATTATTAATGTTGAAGCCAATGTTTGATTATGTAGTATTACTTCCAGATGATGAACCAGAAATGACTGATGGAGGTATCGTACTACCGGGGACAGTAGATGCCCCACCTGTATCTGGGACTGTACTAGCAGTAGGTCCTGGAAAGGAAGAAGAGGATGGTAGTATTAGTCCACTGTCTTTGATTCCTGGACAAAATGTAGTGTATATCAAGGGTGCCGGTGTTCCAATGGAAAAGATGGGTCCTGAAGGTGAAGATGTATTGATGATCAAACAAGATCAAATTATTTCTGTCATCGCCTAATGATAAATACTACTGTAAACGCCGTAAGGGTTTACATATTATCTTGCTTAACAAAAGGAGAATATTATGACAAGCAAACAACTTCGTGTATCTACACTTGATTTACCAACCTTCCAAAAAGCCACTGTAGGCTTTGATCGTATCTTTAATGAACTAGAAAGACAATTTGCCAATAGTACTACATCTGGCGGTTATCCACCATACAATATTGTTCAGAAATCTGAAGATGAGTATGTGATTTCTCTAGCTGTGGCTGGTTTTGCAATGGAAAATCTTTCTATCACTAAAGATAAGAATATTCTAAAGATTGAAGGGACTAGTCCTAAATCTGAAGACGAGGAAGAGGTAACGTATCTACATCGTGGTTTAGCCGCTCGTAATTTCAATCGTGAATGTACACTGGCAGATCATGTAGAAGTAGATAGTGCATGCCTTGAATTAGGTATTCTTCATATTCACCTAAAGCGTGAAGTTCCTGAAGAATTGTTACCAAAAACCATTGATATTACAGTAATATCTTGATATAATACTAAATACAATAAAGCCCATGGGAAACTGTGGGCTACTTACTCAAGGAGATGTAAATTATGGCTAAAGCCAATGTAGGTACAGAACAAAAAATTAAACCAAATGTTTCATTGAAAGAACCACCACTGTACAAAATCGTTTACATAAACGATGAAGCAACGACTATGGATTTCGTAGTGAATTCTCTAGTTGATTACTTCCACTACAATATCGACACAGCTACTCAGCTAACCGTTGATATCCATGAAAAAGGAAGTGCAGTAGTTGCTGTCCTACCTTACGAAATTGCCGAACAAAAAGGTGTAGAAGTTACCCTTGATGCTCGGGCACAAGGTTATCCATTACAAGTAAAAGTAGAAGCAGAATTACATTGATATTGTAATTCGTTTCGGCCAATAAGGTGAATCTTGGGGGTGTGGGTTATTGATGTAATGTATATTATCAATAACCGTATCTACACCCTTTTCATAAGTTCCATATAACCATGTACACATTTTCTTTTCTGTGTCATATTCTTCAATAGTTCTCAATAAATCCCACTGAAGTTTAGCATATTCAGGTGCTTCTGAGAAATACAAATCTTTATTAGGAACAGCATTTGAAACAACGATTATTTTTTTAACATCAATATGTAGTTGAAGTTTTGTAATACATTTAGCCAAATAACCAGCATCTTGAATACGATACATACTATCAGTTATGAATTCATTCAAGTGTGTATTTGCCCACCCATTGATTCCAATAAGAGCGATACCATCAATCAATACAACATCTTGATGTAATACACCTACGTTTGGAATAAACGATAAGGCTTTTACTATTTCATCAGTTCTCAGATCAACATATTCTTCTAGTTGATCATATTCCAATGTACCAGGAACATAAAAAATATGTTGATAATATCTGGATAAAGTGGCCATGGTTTTCATCAGTGTATTGATATCGTGGCTGACATTTCCTGCTACAATACAATAAAGGCTAGTGGCCTTATCTTCCCAATTGAATTCACTATTGGGTCCTAGATAAAGATCACTGATGAAATCAAAGCCTATTTCGTTCATTAGATCTTACTAAGTAAATCCGCAATCATTGCTTCTTTCTTTTTACGACGATCTAATTCAACACCGTAAGCACGACCCTTTTCTTCAATCTGAACTTTAGTCAATTTGTTTAGCTCTTCAGCAGTAGGTTTATTTACTTTAGCGGCAGATTCTGCTACAGCAGTAGCGGCATCTTCAACAGCACTTGCAACAGCTTCAACTACTTCTTCAACAGCTTCAACTACTTCTTCAACAGCTTCTTCTACTTTAGCGGCATCTTCCTTGACACCTTCAGAAACATTTTCAGCGGCTTCTACTACATCGTCCAAATCTACGTCACCATCAGAATCGATATCCAATGATTTGGCATCACGATTGTACCACCAAAAAGCGGCACCACCTAATACAACAACAGCTAAGATTAGAAATTCCATATTTTTCTCCTTTTTTCTAATATACGACTATTTAGTTTGTTTCCCAAAGTGCTTGATTTATTTTTTCAGTTAGTGTATAATAGATAGATATTCACACACAAAGAGGAAAAAATATGCCAAATCTAGTACCAGTCGTTTTAGAACAAACATCTCGTGGTGAGCGTTCATATGATATCTATTCTCGTCTACTGAAAGATCGTGTTATTCTTTTGGAAGGCGAAGTTCATGATCAAATGGCAAATCTTATCGTTGCCCAACTTTTATTCTTGGAATCAGAAGATCCTGAATCAGATATCTATCTTTACATCAACTCCCCTGGAGGATCAGTAACCGCTGGAATGGCAATCTACGATACAATGCAGTTTATCAAACCTGATATTAAAACGATTGTTATCGGGCAAGCATGTTCAATGGGATCATTCTTGGCACAATCTGGTGCCGCTGGTAAACGATTTATGTTGCCTTACGCTCGACATATGATTCACCAACCATCTGGTGGTGCTCGTGGTATGGCATCTGATATTGAGATTTCATACAATGAGATCATGCACATCAAGAAAACATTGACTGAACTGTATGTTAAACATAATTCAAAAGGTAAAACTTATGAAGAGTTTGAGCGTGATATGGATCGTGATACATTTATGTCTGCCCAAGAAGCGTTGGATTATGGACTTATTGACGAGATTATTACTCAACGGGATTAAGTTAGATAGTTGACACACAAAATGGTAGAGACTTTTTACACCGAATAATAATAAATACTCTCATAATATCAATAATATAGGGAGTTTATTATGTCAGATGATAGAAGTGAGGTTACACTTAGTCGTGCCGAGTATGATTCATTAAAATCAAAAGCGGATACCAAACCAGAAGCCAAATCAGGTAATACAGTAGATAGTCGTGGTTATCGTACTATCGAAGGTATGGAAGATGCCGACTACAATGATGATGGTCATATTTCTAATCGTGAACTAGAAATGCACTTGGAGTTCAAACGAAAGGAACTCGAAGACCAAGATGCCATGAGAGATGCCCAGCGTAGAATGGCATGGTTTGCTTTAGTTGGTATGTTGTTGTATCCATTCGCTGTAGTATGTGCTAGTTTAGCTGGATTAGATCAGGCACAAGAAACACTAGGTGATATGGCACCCACGTACTTTGTAGCGGTTGCTGGTATTGTGGCGGCATTCTTTGGTGCTCAAGCATGGAGTGGAACTAAAAAATAATGTCAAAAAAAGTTAACTTTAGTTTGAAACCAGTGTGGGATAAGATAGTTTTTACTCTAAAGAAGTGGTTGTATGAAGAGTGGGAACTAGAGATTTATTTCACGGGTAAAAAAACTATTACAGGTGATGGTTTAGTAGTTGAAGAGACGGATTCAAAAATTTATCATATCAAAAAGATAAAAAAGATGACTCCAAAACATATGATATTTGTCAAGACAGACGGATTGCTATGTGAGGTCAAAGTGACCAATCCAATGGACTATCGCCTAACTAAAATTTTGTGACATATTTACACTTTTATCTATTGACTTTTTCTAAAATATCTGTATAATAGTATACATAAAGTTGAGAAATTGATCAGGAGATCGAAATATGAAAGCTAATAATCTTGTCGCCAAACACGCTCGTACCTTCAACAAGTCAGCGGTTATGGTTGACCGTAAAAAGGCGGCTCGTAAGGGCTACACCAAACACAAAAAAACTTGGGCGTGATATGAAAAGTATCACGGTCAAGTTAGACTCAATCACTGATGAGATTTCCACTAATTTTGATTATGAATTTACTGGGGAATCTTTCTTCAAACCCTACGATAAACCTGACCTTCCAGAAGATTTCAGGATTGGTCTTATCGTGGGATCTTCAGGGTCGGGAAAATCTACTTTACTCTCTGAGTTTGGGGAGGAAGAAATTCCTGCATGGAATCCTGATATGGCTATTTGTTCTCACTTTGAATCATCTGATGATGCTATCGATAGGTTATCAGCCGTTGGGTTTTCTTCTATTCCTGATTGGATGAAACCTCAACATGTATTATCTACTGGTCAAAAGTTTAGAGCAGACTTGGCAATGAGACTCAAAGATAACGCTGTAGTTGATGAGTTCACTTCAGTAGTTGATAGGGCTGTTGCCAAAAGTTGTTCTGTTGCCATTCGAAGATATGTTGATAAAAAAGATCTAAAAGGTTTAGTATTCTCATCCTGTCATAGAGACATTATTGAATGGTTACAACCTGATTGGGTATTTGATACAGATACGGGGAAACTTTCTGTGGGAAAGCCCCAAGGCCAGACGTTGAATTGGAAATCCTTCCTTGTTCGCCAACGGCCTGGTCAATGTTCAGTATCCATCACTATCTAAGTTCAGAAATAAACAAAGCGGCACATTGTTGGATAGTAATTTGGGAAGGAATACCCGTAGGGTTCGCTTCTAGTTTGCCATTACCTAGTCCCTATCCAAGTATGAAAAATGCTTGGCGAGAACATAGGGTAGTTGTCCTACCAGAATATCAAGGATTAGGAATAGGTGTGAGAGTCAGTGAAGCGGTGGCTCAAATACATCTACAAAGAGGAAAGCGATATTTCTCAAAAACTTCTCATCCTCGCTTGGGTGGTTATCGTGAAAAATCTGATAACTGGAAGGCGACGAGTAAGAACAAAATGGATAGGAAAGATTATGTTACTTCCCCGTCTAAAAAGATGTCTCGTGAGTTGTTAGATAAACATATGGACAGAGTGTGTTATTCTCATGAATATGTAAATGAAGATTTCACCATTACAGTCATTCCAGATACATTTGGACACGATTTGTTTGAATTCGTGTAGATGGTAATATTACCATTTTTTCCTTCATATTTTGCTTGACTTTTGGGTAAAGTTCTGTTATTATATACACATACACTGAAGAAACCAACTGATCAAGGAGATCAACATTATGAACTTAGAAGAAATGTCTTACGAAGATCTTGCACACTTACTTTACATGAAGGGACTAAAAGACGGATATCAAAAGGTAACTGACAAGACTAAGTGGCGTGAACCAGTTATGGCATCAAAGTTAGGTCATATTGCCCACAGTAAAATCTCTGCCGGCCTTACTAGCAGTGAATATGGTTCTGACGCTTTTGATCCTAATAGTAAAACTTATTGTGAATACAAAACAACGTCTATCAAAGATGGCGATGAGACAACTCTACGCAAACTTTTAGGATTGCCTTCGCGAACTGGCCGCAAAGTAAAAGAGTTTGAAGTTGGTGGAGTTTACAATGGAGCATACAAAGATTCAGCAATAGAAGCCTATTCACACATTGAACACTACTTCGGGGTCTTTTTTCAAGAGCGGTGTCTTCTTATCGCTAAGATACCAACTGACCGTGTTATTGATCAGCTTGCTCGTAATAATGCTAACCGGAAACCAGGTGCATCTACTAACTTATCGCAAGTAAGTAGTAAGTTGAGTGAAGCTGAAGTAGTGTACGATATTCGTGATCAACTCTCGTTAGAAGAACTCATCTAACCCTTCTTTATGAGCCTCCAGTCTTTGGAGGCTCGCTTCATAGTACTCCGTACTCAATTCACTTCCAATAAAATTCATGCCGCTTTTCATACATGCTAATGCGGTTGATCCACTACCACTAAAGCAGTCTAATACTAATCCACCCTTAGGACAATAAGCATTGATCATTCTCTGTAATACGAACTGAGGCTTCACAGTTGGATGAAATTTAGACTCCTTTGCTTCTTTTGAGTTAGTTGTTAAATTCCCTTCCCATATAGTAGTAGGAATAGTACCATTAGTGTATTCTTTGCCGGTTCTTAAATTCATTTTCATCTTACGTTCCACCTCTACACCTGGCCCCTCACGGTTAAAATAAAATTCTTTTCCTTTAGAATAACACCAAGCAGTCTCAAACTTATGAGCAAAATTATTCCTTGGACGACCGCCCCAATTATAAGACCAATGAATAGCGGATTGACTATGCATCCCTACTAAATGGTTCATCACTTCAAGCTTGAGCCTAAAAAATAAGTCAGTCTTTTGTGTACCCCAAACAGATATCATACTACCCGGCTTAAGTACTCTCGTACACTCAACTAACCACTCATTACACCAATTTAAATAATCTTCTTCTGTCGGCCACGTATCCCAACCATCTCCTCCATCATATCCTATGTTGTAAGGGGGATCTACATTTATATAGTCTACACTATTGCTGTCAACACCGCGCAAAAACTCTAGGCAGTCTAAGTTACGAATTTCTATCATAATATCATATCTCCTTTATGTACTATTTAATGAATGAATGGTAATAGTAACATAAAAAGGAATTGTTGTCAACCCCTTTTTATGTTACTAAAGAAATAGGTGGTAAAGGAATATCTCCAAAAGAAAAACAAGAAAAACATTTTCAAGAATTATTTGAAGAAATATAAGAATATGGTAATATTACCATTTTTTCTCCTTGACTTTTAGATAAAGTTGTCATATAATAGTAGTCATAAAGTTGAGAAATCAACTGAACTTAAACTTTAACTGATCTAGGAGATCAATATTATGAATAACATTATTATCAGCAACCCTCCCTTCCGAGCGGATGGTTCTGCCAGCACTACTAATGAGGCAACCCTTATTATCGGCAACACTCCCTTCCGAAAAGTGTGATTATTCACACTTTTTTTTATTGACTTTTGGGTAAAGTTCTGTTATTATATACACA